AGCCCCCTGGCATTACCTTGCGTGGACATACTACCTCCGTGGCTCGATACTGCTGAGCCAAATGCAAAGATTAATAATTTAATAAGTGTGTATTTCATCGCTGATACCTCTCGTTGAGTTACGTCTGGGCCGTCAGAATTAGTCCTGTTTTAGACAAACGCTTCTAAGACCTGAGCTTTTCGGGCATATTGCCTTGCCTTCTCGCCAGTTCCGTTCCATTTCGCATAAGTGCAGTAAGTAGATTCGCGACATTGCCTGAAGAGTTTTTCGGCCTTATCAAAGCTGATCGGAATGCTCACCTCGTCATCGAGGAGCTGCTCAGGCTCCACGCCGTAATCGAGGTATGTGTAGATTCCCGATAGCTGAGTGCTGCCCCAACTGTGCATGAGCGCGTCTTGTCTCTGCTTATTGCTCGTTACTTTACGCGCGAGTTTTGCCCATGTGCGCGATTTCTCGCGAGCTGGAATGGGGTTAACGCCGCAACTCGACTCAATGCAAGCGATGGTCTTCACCGCCCGAATTAACTTTCGAGATGCTCCGCGTCTGCGACCTTCCTTTTCAATCATGCGTAGTGTGGGCGTATCGTGACTTGCACGTCGAGCTGCCGATGCATACTCGTCAGTCATAACAACCGAACAAACCAATACTAAAAACAGAGCAATTAACTTTTTCATTTTTTCCTCCTAAAGATAAAAGAACCGCACAACTAAAACCCCGAAGAAGATCGCCCAGATTGTTACCGGGACCCACCACTGGGAATCCTTCCGCGCTGTCTCTGGGAGCGCCTCCTCAGGCCAAACAACTTCAAATCTCTTTACGTCGCGCACCTTCAAAGGTACGTTGCCCACATCTCGGTGCTCATCGAGCAAAATAATTTTACTTCCCACGCGCTTTTGCCTTCGCTAAACGCTCCGCCCTTCGGGCGTCACGCAGTTCGTTCTCTCGCTGCCAAATGCGGAACCAGTCACGAAACTCCTTCGCGTCCTCCGTGTTGCCGCGCCCCTGCTCGATGTCGTCGCGGACGTAGTGCTCACCTAGAATCTCCTGAACGCGTCGGGACACACGTTGCCCCTCACCAGCTTCTTTCTGCAGGCGCTGGTCGATATACGGATGGAACTGGACAGATTGCTGCCTCATGCGGCCTCCTTGTCGCGGAAAAATTCTGGGTGCCGCCGCCGGGCAATTTCAATCTCCTGCCGGATCTTGTCGTCAGGCAGGGGGGGCGGAATGTTTGGCCGATTGCTGCTCTGTAGCGCCTTCCGGAAATTGTGAATCGACTTCAGGATGTCAGTTGACCTAACAATCGCATTCTCGCGCTTGCAGCGATAAAACGCCTGCTCTGCCTCTTCGAGCGAGTAATCTCGCAGCAGACCGTAAAAGCTCTCGTAGTCGGCAGCAGTAGGCTCTTTCAGCGACTCGGCAAAGCAGAGATCGCAAATAATTTTCGACTCTTTTGTGGTCATCATTTTACACCTCGCTTTTTCTCAACATTGCGCTCAAACTCATCGAATGCTGCCGTGCGGCTCTCCAGCCTGCGCTCGGCGGCGGATTTGAAAGGGGTTTGTGTTCGGCCTTCAGGCCGATACTTTTCGGGGAAGAGCCCTTGATAACTGTTTGGTGGTAAGGAGTGTTTGACCGCCCAGAGAAAGGCTTCACGGCCGAATCTCCCGGCGACGCTCAGCGCCTTCTGCTCCTCGGCTCGTCCTCGATAGGGCTTTCTCATGTGGCGACGGTGAGCAACCCACTCGTCCCAAGCGATGCGGCACTCCTCGTCATCGACGCCTTCAGGGAAGGTTAGCGGAGCTTCAAACGCCGGTTCAGATTCCACGGCTACGGTCTCGGGAGAGTTATCCACCGGGGAGGGCGGGGTGCTCTTACCTGTACCTCTACCTGTACCTTTACTTGTACCTGTACCTTGAACACTCGGTAAGGTTGTCTGATCATGTAGCGGAATGTCGGGAGATGTAGCTACATTGTCAGGAGGGGCAGGAAGAACACTGGCGGCCTCATGTTTGTGGATCTTCTGGTGCTTTCGGAAATTCGGTAAGAATCCGTAGACCTTACCATCATGTCGATACATGCAGATGAATTTCGCGTCATGTAGCGACATTAAGAGTGGTTCGACGTCGATTGCTTCGTGCGGGAAGATTTCGGCCCGTAACTTCTTTGGTCGCCACTCAAACCGTCCTTCACGATCCGCCGCCAACCAAAGACCGATGAAGAGCAGACGCGCGCGCACGTCGAGCTCCGCCAGCTCTTCGGACAGAAAGAAACCAGGTTTAATTACTCTGCTCTTCATCGGGTTTGTCCTATCGAATGATAATGCTGTATTCGCCTTCAACTTCCTCAACTCCCGGCAGAGAGAGGTAATCCGGCATGGCCTTGAGCAAGGTCTTCTTGACCTCGCGTTTCTCCTCGACGGCCCCAATCTTGACCGCCGTGGCATAAAGCTTCTCGTCCCACTCCGAGAGCTTGGAGAGGTCGACGTTTAAACTCTTCACCGGCTTCTTGAGCGACACTTTGCGAATCCGCGTCTCGAACTTGTCCCGACCGGTATTCAGCAAGAAGTCACGCAGGTACTCACGCAGCCATTGCTGACGCTTTTCCGCCGTTTTCTTCTTGGCCTGGAGGGTCTTGATCTCTTCTGCAAGGGCAGCTTCGCGGGCACCTTCGTTCTCAATGTAGCGCACGACGGAATCTACTTTGGCCGCAATATCCATCTCGATACAATCGATGGTTTCGGACAGAAGGGCAGGGGCGGCTTGCGCCCCCTCTGCCTCTGCCGCTTCAATCAACTCTTCTACTTCCCGCAATTCTGCGGCTAATTCGTACAAGCTCATGCTGCCTCCTGTTCGCTAAAACGTGCGTTGTAATCGTCATCTTCGTCGTCTGCCGGAGTTCCCATCACGGCGGCCCGAGCCGGTTCTTTGAGCTCTGGCTGAGCTTGGGCTGCAATGATGTTGGCGATATCTTCGGGAGACAGGCGGTTGCGGAGTGCGGCACTTGTGTATTTGACCATCCAGTCATAACTGGCCTCGAAGAGATACCGACCTTTGCCTTGTATGCTCACGCCTTGAGAGCATTGGATTTTGTGCATCCAGGGGTTTGCTAGCGGCTCTGGCAGGATCTCTTGCGAAACATCTTCAGCGGCAGGAGTAGGGGCTTTACGCGCAGGTTGCTGACGCTGAGTGTCGGCCTTCTTTGCGGCAGGCTGCTCCTTAGGCGTAACGTCAATTACTTGACCGGCAAGAAGGTCGGCCATGTCGTCAAGGTCCTGAGTGAATATGTCGCTGGCAGCAGTGGCGGTCAGCATTGCATCAACGTGCGACCGCTTTTTGGCTATCTTTAAGACCGTATTGTAGTAGTCGGCTGGGTCGGGATGCTCTACTTTTCCCGGGACTTGCTTTTCAATGCTGGCATCACCGTCTTTGAATTTAGCTCCACACCCGCCTCGTTTTGCGAAGCATAGCCAGCCACCGCCGTACTCATCCTTGCCCTTGATGATTGTTTCTTTCAGGCAATGCGGACACTTTCGCTCGGAGTTGCGATACCGGTATTTGCTCTCCATCGTCGTGGCGCACCCAACCCCTTCGCCCCAGACCTCTCCGGTCTGAATATGTGTCAACGTGGTAACGACGCGGATCTCGCGGTGCCCATTTGGAAAGTCACGCTGGTCTATTTCGAAGCTTGGAGTGAGACGAAACGTGAATCCGAGCTTTTCTGAGCCGGATTTGAAAAGCACCTTTTTTTCGCCTTCTTTTTGGAAAGGCATATTCCCGTAATGTTCGCCGTCTTTCATGACGTCGCTCATTAACGACTGAATTAGGTGTATTTGGGCAATCACCTGGGCGGGGGTGAGGGCGCCCATTATCGCAGGTGAGCCCGCCGAGGATATCGGGCTAGGCAAATTGTCTTTCTGTGTCTCCATACGAAACTCCTATTTTTAGAGTTCCGCTGGGTTTTCCCCCGTGTTATCTATGCTTTGCGAGGCACCTCCTCAGCCTGCTATATATACCTGATAATAAGTATATATGAGGCCGTTCGGTGCTTCGCTGGCAAGTGGGAAATAGGCCAGCGGAAGTGAATCTCCTTATTAGATACCCGATATCATCGAAAGATTCAACCATTAATTTTTAATCGGTTGAATAAGCAGGAAGAATATCGGGCATCGAGGCCTATCTCCCCATCTTGCCCCTTCTGCGGAGGCAAATGGCGGACGAATCTAATCCAGATCCCATCTTACTAGCCCGTGAAAACATAAAGTGCGCCGAGGGTCGCAACTGCCGCCCGGCGCTAAAACTCTACCCCGACACGGAAGGCAAGCTGACCATAGGTTACGGTCGGAACATCGAGGACAACGGCATCTCCGCAGCAATCGCAGAGCAGATGCTTTCGGAAGACATCATCGTAGCCGTCGCCGATGCCAAGTATATTTTTGGCGATGCTTTCGATACCGCATCGCCCCGACGCCAAGCCGCTCTTATCGAGATGGCGTTCAATCTCGGCCGATTGCGGCTCCTTAATTTCACGCGAATGATTGGTGCGGTTCGTATCGGCGACTGGGCCGCGGCCGCTTATCACGCCAAGGATTCCAAGTGGTACCACCAGGTCACGCCTAAGCCCCCAGGCAGAGGCGACCGCATCTGTGAGATGCTGCAAAATGGGTGAAGGCGCTTTCGATGCCTATTTGGACCGGGGGAGCAAAGCTTCCTTTAAGGGCCCACAAATGGAGCCCCAAGAAAGCGTTTTTGATGCCATCGAAGCCGAAAGAAAACTTCTCTGGGCAGCGTTCCGGCGGGCCCTCGATGATTTCGTTACCAGACCAAGAGATACATGGGAGAATTGGGAGCACGAACTCCAGCAGGGCTACAACGCCGCAATAGAACTTGACCTGGGCGGCTATCGTCGGATGCGGGTAACCAACCAGCTCAACGAGCACGACGAACTCCTGCAGCACGCAAAGCAGGCGTGGGATTGGTTCACCTCTGACGAGGATGGCCCTTTTTCCTATCGGTGGGTCGCGAGCTACCTCGGCCTCCCGCAAGACATCACACCATACCTCGATAGGCTCGCCGCAAACGGGCATCACACACAGCTCGCTTCCGCTCAGCGACACCGAGTCGAATCTGGCCTCAGGGTCTCTAACCGTTCGAAGTAACCGCGCTCGCCAGTAGACTAATCACAGACCACATTACTTTTTGGCCCCTATAAAAAGCCGCATGAATGGCAAAAACCGGCAGACCGCGGATTGAGTTTACGCCCGAGCAGGAAGCGGTGGTGAAGGCCCTTGCCGAGAACGGCGTCAGGCAGGACCGCATAGCCGCCTCTATTGGCGTGTCTGAATCAACGCTCAAAAACCACTTCAAGGAGGTTCTAAGTGTCGGCAACGCCAAGGCCATGGCCGCATTCGAACAATCATTTTACCAGCGGGCGATGTTCGGCAAGTCGGACTCTGCTGCCATCTTTTACGCCAAGTCTCGGCTTGGATATCGAGAGGATGCCCCAGACCCCGGCAAGAAAAAGAAACGCCAAATTACATTCCGGGTCACCGGACCTGGTGAGCGCATAGAAACCTCCTCAGCGGACGATTCCAATGAAGAGGACTGAGGATGCAACCCTTCACCATGGGCAGGATGTCCTGCTCTTTGACCTGGAGCACGAAGACCACGGCATCGTGGCTGGCGTAGGGTATGGAAAGACCCATTTCGGCCCTCCCTGGCTTGAGTATCGGCGCCTCCGCTCTCCCAAGTGCGATGAGTGGCTAATCGTTGCCCCTGATTATCGGATGCTCAAGCAACGCACCCTTGTTGAATACGAAAAGTTCCTGAAGCTCTGCGGCATGGAGGAGGGCGAGGACTACAGCTACAACCGCTCCGATTTCGTGTTTCATTTCCACGACACTGACCAGCGAGTTATCGGGCTAAGCGGCGAGAAGCCCGAAAAGATTGCGTCATACAACACAGGGGGTATTTGGCGCGACGAGTCTTCCATCATGTCGGTGGAGGTAAAGAACAACTGCGAAATGCGGAACCGGAACCCGCGCGCGGAGTTCCCCCAGACTCTCGACACCACTACGCCCGAAGGGCTGAATTGGGTCTATGAAAGATTTAACCCAGAGCACCTGACCAGAGAAGGGGTAATCTCGAAAGGTAACAGCAAGCTGCTCCTGCACGGGCGGTCGCACGACAACCCCTACCTATCCAAGAGATTCCTCGCCAAGCTCGAGCGAGAGTTCGGCTGGGACCCTTTGTATTACGCAAACTATGTTCTGGGCGAGTTCGTCTCGCTTTCCCGCAACGCCTTCTATTTCAAGTTCGACGAGCGGGCGCATGTCGGGAATTATCCGTTCAATCCGGCTTGGCCATACATGTATCTCTCCTGGGATTGGAACGTGGCGAAGATGACCTGGGTCGTCATCCAGCGGGTCGGGGATGAATACTGGGTGGTGAAAGAAAACGGGTCTAACGGGCGAAACGTGCAAGACGCCTGCCAGCAATTCATCAACGCTTTTCCCCCCGCGCAGTTCAAACATTTCAACATCACGATCCTGGGTGACGCCCGGGGCTGGAATCGGTCGGACCAGACTTACACAACCGGCTATCAGGTGATGCAGTCGATCCTCAAACCCCACTACCCGCTGATTCATCTCCAGGCGCATCGGCAGAACCCATTCATTGAAGAGAGGTCTCGTTGCACCAACCACTTGTTCTCCCTTAACCGTTTGAAGATCGATAGGTCGTGCCGCAATGTCATCATGTCAGCAAAAACATGCGAAACCGACGGCAAGGCGGGGATTAAGAAGCCCGGCGGAGACTCGGATACCACCCACCCAATGGAGGCGGTGGACATGGGGCTCATAGTGCTCGAGCCGCCGGAAGTCAGGTTCGAATCAAAGGGCGTTTCTTTCTAGTGGAAAGCATAAAGCTAAAAGTTCATCCCAAGTATTCGGAGAACCTTGAGACGTTCAAGATGATAGCCGATTTCGTGGATGGGCGGCCCGAAATCGTTGCTAAATACCTGATTCGATATAACTCTGAGAGTCCCGCTACCGCGGAGGGCCGCAGAGCCTTCGCCAACAGGCGAGAGCGTCTCTATAACGAGAACGTTGTTCGTCCGTATCTCGAAGTCCATGTCTCGCACATGAGTCAGCCAATCGATCTTACCCTTCCGGACAGAGACACCTGGAAGGAAATCAAAGACGATGTCACGCAGTTTGGGCAGCCCTATCAGGAGATGGCGGAGGAGCTTTTGCTCGATTACTGCCGAGACGGGATAGTCGGGGTATTGGTCGACCAGGAAGAAAGCGTTCCGCCAACCAAGGCAGAGGCGCAGGCTAAGAAGACGCGTAGCTATCAGGTCAAGTATTGCGGCTCCGAGATTCTCAATTGGGAGTACTTCAAGAGCGGACCGAACAAGGGGAAACTCTCCCGACTTCTGCTTTCAAACGGCATTCGGGTCATAAGCGAAAAGGAAAAGAAAGTTCTCCGCGAATACGTTTCCGATGGCGTGGGTCCCGTGACCTGGAGAGATTATTTCGTTGAGACGAATGCTAAAATAGGTAAAGACGCCACCATTTCCGGGGAAGCCGGCCCAGCTGGAAAGCTTGGAGATAAGGTAACAGAAATCCCTTTTGCGCTAATGGGCGAGGGTCCAAGCAAGTCCTTCATTTTAGATTCGACATACGTGAACGAGGCGATGATGAATCGCCTCTCGGTTCGAGACAACGTGAACCACTACCAAGGCTTCAAGAAGTCAATTGTCGCCGGGGGCGATGCGAAAGAACTTGAAGTCATGTCGGAATCTACCATCACGCATATGGCCGATAGGGATGTTACGGTTCACAGCATTGACGCCGGAGATCCTATAGCTCTCACCGAGCAAATCGGAGAGATGCGAGTCTATTCTCGCCGTGTTGGCATGAAAGAACATAACCAAATGGCGGATGATTCCAAGAACATCCAGTCATCCGAGTCGAAAGAGAAAGACACTAAAGCGCGACGTAAGCTTTATGACGTGACGCTGAATCTCCTAACGAACTTCCAGAAGAAGATCTATCGCTTTCACGCAATGTTCGAGGGCGAGCCTAACGCAGAGATCGCAGTCAGCATCGCCCGGGAGTACGGGCTTGATGACAAGGTGCAGGAAGCATCCGAACGTCAGCAAGTGTTCAGTATGGCGGGTCAGCTTGGCGTTCCATCGGTTCAAAAGGAAACGCTCAAGACCGCCGTATCTCGAATGCGCTTCGTTGCCCGTGATGATGGGACCACCGAAGACGAGGTTCGACAAGAGCTCTACGACAACATCGATGTCGCTGAATCAGGATCTAGGCTCGCATCGCAGGTCAACATAAACGGACGCCCTAACCTCGGGGCGGAGTTGACTCAATGATGATGAAGCAGACGATCCCGCCGAAGGCGAAGCTTGTGTCTCACGCGAAGGATTCCGCCAAGGCTCAACAGGAGGCCGTCGAAGCATTTGAAAAGGAACTGCAACAGCTCTACGACCAATACTTCCTTCGTGTGGCTCGATTCATCTCAAAGAAGGACAAGAGCGCGACCGACGCCATCAACATGAACGACGCTACGAAGGTCATCAACGACCTGTCGAAGATTCTTTCCGATTCCGGCTACGAGGATGTCATTGCCGACTATCTCGACCGCTTTCCGGCTGTAACAAAGCAGGCTCTCGAATACTTTGAAGCATTCGGCGTCAAGCCATCTCTTGCCGGAATTGACGAGGAGGGGCTGCATGCGCTCATTAACTTTGGGCGTAACGAGCTTACCTCTCACATCGAAAGCGCGCTTGTCGGGCCGGTGCAATCTCATCTGCTCCAAGCTGCTGTCGGAAACGTCGACCGCTCGGAACTCGTAAACACCATCCTTGAAATGGACCCCAGCACACGCAATGCCAATGTGCTTGTGGATGACATATATGCGCAATACCAACGAGCCGTGACCGTTCAGAAGGCGCAGGTGCTGGACATGAAGATATACCAGTACCTAGGACCAGACGACGCGATTACCTCAGAACAGTGCGACGCGATGCTGCACATAAACAAGCACGGCGTCGAGGGCATGCTTTACGAAGACGAAATCACGGTCGGCCTGCACAAGAACCTGACACGAAATCCGCTTATCGGCGGTGGACATCCTCGCTGCAGGCATCAATGGAGCCCCGTAACTGAAGACTATGCGGTCTCGCTTGGGTTCGTTCCGAGGCAGCAACTACAGGAGGCAGCATGAATCGCTTTCTATTCAGACTAGGGTTCTCCACCGTCATGTTTACCTGCATTGCTATCAACTTCTTTCTTTGGTGGGCCTTCATAAAGTTCATGGTGTCACTGTGAAAATTGAGATCGACTTCCCAGAAATTAAGATCGAGGACCAATGGGTAGAGAAACTGGGGCTGCCTAAAGTAATCGGGCAGGAGCTCCAGACCTCTCGCACTCGCATCGAGGACAATCTCAACGACGGTAAAGACGCCAACGGTGTCGCTCTGAGGCCCTATTCCCCAGCATATGCATACGCCAAGGCACGAGGAATAGAGGTGCGTGGACAGAAGAAGCGGAAGAAGAGCAGGCCTGAAAAGACTTACGGCCCGGCATATGGAGGGTCGACGGTAAACCTCCTTGTGACCGGCGAGCTACATAGATCGATGAACGTAAACGTCCCGAAGTCGGTGGACGAGGAAGGGACAATCACATTTCAGGGAACACGCGAGGGCGGATTATCGAATGCTGGCCTTGCCGCGTCTCTCTACGCCCGCGGTTTTGTGGGGTGGTTTCAGTTGGGAAAAGCGGATCTCAAGCGACTTCAGGAATCCATCATGAAGGCCATCGATAAGAACATTAAGGCGATCGTTGACATAAAGTAAGGAGCAACCACATCATGAGCACAGAAGTAAAACCACCCGTCGAAGGTGAAGTAAAAACCGACGATGGTGCGCCGAAAGGCGACACAACAAAACCCGACCCGCAGCCCGATTGGGAAGCGAAGTTTAACGACCTCGCAGCCAAACATCGGCAAACCGCGGAGCGTCTGAAGACTCTTGAGAAAGAGGCCAAGGCGAAAGAAACCGACGAACTAGTTAAAGGCGGAAACGCCGACAAGATACGCGAGAACGCTCAGATCGAAATCGCTGCGGAGAAAGACCGCGCCGACAAAGCTGAAGCAAGACTGCGTGCCGTGACGGTTGAAAAAGATGTTCGCGCAATAATCGCGAATCTCGCCGCTGATGGAATGGCCGATGACGTCTACACGCTCACCAAAGATCTCTTTGACGTGAGTGAAGACGGCACAAACGCTGTCGTAAAAGAGAGCGCGCTAAGCCCAAAACAGTTCCTCGAAAAATGGTTCGAAAAGAAACCGCAATACGCTCGGAACCCGCAACAGGCGGGCGGCGGAACGCAGAAGGGCACAGCCCCAGCGCCCGCTACGACGATTGCAGACTTGGCAAAGCTACCTGACAGGGGTCGGGAGCTGTTGGCTAACAACCCGGACTTGGCTCGCGAGGTGCTCCGAAAAGGATAAGCATCCAGCCACCACCGGGAGCTTAGCCGTTAACGGTGGTGGTGGGGATGGCATACGAAACTGAATTAGGTAATTTAATTATCAAGGCGAACGCGGTCTCCGCATTGATCGGAGAGGCGTTTGTAAACGGCTCGCAAGGGCTTTCGCTCGTAACGACTGAGGTCTTTCCGGACGATACCAACGTCATCAAGTGTCCAATTAGCGGATACCTTGTTGCGGAGACTCTGGCGGAATCCACCGACTACTCATACTCAGCGAACTCCGAGCTGACCGACACATCGGTAACCTGCACCGCCAAGAAGGCCGTAATCGGAAGTAAGATCACCGTTGAAGCGGCTCGCTTCGGGGGCGGGATGGCAAAGCTCGAGAGGTTCTCCGCTGAGTTCGGCCGCGCTTTGGCTCGATTGTTCGACGCCGACCTGAAGGCGCTGTTTCCCTCGATTTCCACAACTGTCACAGCAAGTTCGACTCTCGTTATTAACAACCTGATTGACGCTCGATACAACATTGTGTCGGCGGAAAAAGGTGCGTTTTCCGGGAAGCTTGTTGGGATGTTCGACTTCAAGGGCATCATGGAACTTCAAAAGGAAATCGTGGCAACGACCGCGAGCGCCTTCGGAAACATGGAGCTTCTGGGAATTCTCGGAATGCCTCAGCCCGCCAGCGGTTTCGCTGGCTCTGTGATGGGTATCGACCTCTATCAAACTGATGGTCTTGCAACCTCCGGTGGTGACGACCAAGCGTGCGTTTGGGATCCAATGCAGTGCTTTCACGCAGGGGTCGATGGGCGAAACGGAGTGAACAACACACTGAAGGACCCGGCTGCAATCAACGGACTCTCAACTGAAATCCTTAATTGGACTTTCTTTAAGGTCATTGAGCGCAGAGACCTGTCTGGCTGCATGGTCAAGTCTGACACTTAACAACCAGGGGGAGAAATCCCCCGTATTTGAGGCAAGCAATGGACGCACCAGAAAAGCAACCGTATCCATGCGTGGTCATGGAATCTCCGAATCACAGGCACTCCAGATCGGGGGCAACCAAGGATGAAGTCTCAAAACACGACATTCGGGAACGCACCTACGTTTACTATCCGGTAACCGCGCTTGATGACCTCAGTCATGTCGAGTTCTGTCGGGCCTTCAAGGGCTTTGCTGTCGTTGAGCACCAGAATCTTGACAACATCGTCCGCGATTTTCCGAACAAGGCGAAAGAAGTGGCGGAGATGAAGCGGAGACTTGGCTCTTATGCCCGACCTCCTGAACTGATTCGTGCTGAGAAGGAAGCTCTGGAAGCTGAGAACAAGGCATTGCATGAGGAGATCGCGCGACTCAAGGCTCTCGGTGATGCTGCTCAAGCTGAACGAGATGCAGAGAAGGCGGCAAAGGCATCCGCTGCTGAGGCTGAGGCGGCGGAACTAGCCAAGTCAGAAAAGCAAAGCACTCGAACCGGAAAGCAGGCGCAGAAGGGCGAGGGGGCAGATGTCGGATCGTGAGGACGCAAGACGCGCGGCCCGAGAAGACTGCGCAAGGGAGCTGAAGAAGCATAGTGAGATGACCGGCAAGCCGATGTCTTACGAGACTGCGCATCGAACTATCTGCGAGAGGGCTGACGTGCAGGACAAGCGACGAGACTGGGGCGAACACAAAAAGGGTAAGTCATGAAACTGAAAATCTTTCTCATTTCGATTCTGGGGCTGCTTTGCATTGCCGCAACTAACCCGGATCTAGTTACCTATACCGCACTGCAAACATTCTCAGGTGGGATTTCTACCACTAGGATTGCATTTCCGGCCGCCAACTATGAAGTCGTAGCGGCTGCGGGAACGACTGTTGCTGACGCCACTGCCCTTTCCGCTACCGCGCAGATTCACCGAGTGACCGGCGCAGACGGAGCCGTAGGCGTCAAGTTTGCGACCTCAACTGCGGGACAGTTTGAAATCATTCTAAATGCGACGTCGGGAGTGCTGAAGATTTACGCAGCATCTGGCGGGACCGTGAACGGGGGATCGGCGAACGCTGCTTTCTCCGCGCTGACCGGCATTAAGCCGATTCTTTGCTATTCAACCGCTGCTGACACTTGGATTTGTGCATAATGATCACCCGGCACGTATATGGGCGTAGCATAAACTTTCAGTTCAACCCGCTTGCGGGTGATGAGAGTGTGCCGGCTCATAGCATCGTGACGGCCCGAATTTATGCGGATGAGCCCACGGCAGCGCAGAAGAATAACACAGTCACCACCGGCGCCATTGGCAGCGATGTTACTGAATGGACCGAGGGCCAGCGCGGCTCCTACTCAATCGTATTCCCAGCATTAACAGACGATGACCCCGAGTCCTCGGAAGACTATGAGCCGTATTTCGTAACGACACGATTCCGTTTTGAGCTTGATGGGCCAGTTCAATCGGTGACTGAACAGATTTTTGTCTATCGGCCGGATGCGCTTACCTCAAAGATTAGCGTAAGGCCGAATGACATCGTCGGGCGAGAGTCGAAGATAGGGGACATCCTCCCGCGCAAGACTTTCATTGACGAAAAGATCCGAGACGCCATCACCCGAGTTGACCGCATCTTGCGAAACCGGGGCTACAACCGAAAACGAACCTTTAACCGGGAGCTGCTTAACGAAGCTGTGGAACTTCTCGCGACGGCCTACTGTTGCCTGGACCTCAGCGGTCAGGGCAACGAGTTCTGGGCAAAGAAATTCGACATTTACAACGGACTTTTTGAAGAGGCGCTGACGGTGATTCCGGTTGGCGTAGATACGGACGGGGACGACAGGCCAACGCCGAATGAGAGAGCATTCAGCGGGGCGGTTGCGATTATTCGCTGATGGCAACGAGCAAGGAGCCGACGGTTCGAAACGTGATCGTAGGGGCTATTCGAGGGGTAGCAAGCTCTCTGGGATTCGATGAAACGAACGGGAACGTCAAGGACTACCTGCTCGAATGGGAAGAGGCCTCGCTCGTGGATAAGTACTTGATGGCCGATGTCGGAGGCAGAAGACAGGTCCGGGTCTGGGGAGTGGAAGTAGTTGCAAATGATGATTGGTATGCGGCGGGCAATATTACGAGACGGACATATACAATCAAGATTCAGGGATTTGAAAGCCTGGGTATCAACGGTGCTGGGGTTAACGCGATTATCGATGGAGCAAGAATCGTACGGGGAGCAATTCGCTCTCTCGGCTCTCGCCTCTCGAACACTGTCGACCTCGTCAATTCTACCGGAGAGATTCGGCTTGACCGCATCTCCGGTTTCAACGCCGACCAGGGCGAACTCATTAAAGGAACAATGACCTATGTCGCGGAAAGAGCAAACCCAGATTTCTAACGAAGTTGTTTACGAACTACTGAAAGACGAAGACGGCAAGGTCTACGGCATCGGTAATTCAATCGAGGTAACGCGGGCGCAAGCGGTTGAGATGATCAAGGCGGGACTTGCGAAGCATGAACGAGCACCCATTGGGGAACTTCCTGATGGTTGGGGCTCGGCGGGGGCGGAGGTGAGAGATGGCGGTAATTCAAACGAATGACGTTGTAGTCGGACTTAAGAAGGGTTCAACTTGGGGCACTGAAGCAGATATCACTTCCGGTGGTATCTACCTCTACTGTTCAAGCATCAAGCTCGGTGGCGGGTTCGCTGAGTCATTGCAACGGGATGTTGGATCACCAAAGCAGCGAACGCAGCTAAAGCGATTGCAGTTCGATGGTACAGTCACACTCACTTGCGCGCTTACATACGGGCAAGGTTGGCTGGCGCTTTATCAGTCGCTGATGGGAACCGAGTCGACTCCGGCGGAGCAAACAGCATCGCAGGCCGACTATTTGGTCAATCACGACCTTGCAAACTCCATTTACGGGATATTTTGGACTCTCGGATTCTCCATTGAGTCCGACCGCACAATCTCGATTCCGTCCGTTAAGTGGACATCGATGTCTCTGTCCATTGCGCCGAATCAGGCGGGCACAGTTACGTTCCAAGGTATCGCAGACCGATACACCGAAGGCAGCGCGAACACCGTTACTGAAATTCAGGCGCTCACTCAATACACATACAACGAGGCGACGCTGGGCGGTGCTAATCACTATTTCCGTCAAAATGCCGATAGCGGTGGTTCTCTCTCGTCTTCTGATGACAAGACAATCACCAACCTGAATTGGACAATAACCAGGGACCACGACAAGATATTCGGGCTTCGTGCAGCAAACTCACAGTTTACGATGGAGCCGCAACAGCTTGGGCCGATCAAGCAGGTGCTTACCGTCACCATGTCGGAACTCGATAATGCGTCGTGGGATATGTGGGGCCAGTGGCTCGCACAGACGACTCTTAAGGCCGAGTTCTTCCTTGACGGGAACATCATCGGCTCGACGCTCAACGAGTCGCTCAAGTTCCAATGGCCTTACTTATGGCCGACGGCGCAGGTTCCAGGCGGACACGATTTCTCGAACAACAACAGCCGATTCACGCCTACGCTTTCATGGGAAAGCCTCAAGCGTTCGGCTGCGCCTACCGGAATGTCGGGCGTAACCGCTCACCGGCTGGCCGAGATTCACAGAACAAGGTCGACAAAATGGTCGGCGTAACAGACGTGCGAAGGGGGATTTCTTGCATTGGTTGTCGTGGTGTGGTTGCTGCTGCGTCGTAAGAAAGACCCCTCGCACCTTTAACCAGAGGTGCGGAGAACAGAATGGAAAGTATAATGTCCCGGATGCGGGAACGTCAAAACCTGCCGACTACGGTATCGGTATCATGGCCACGGGCTAATCCAGAGTTTATATTCGAGATTGCGAGGTTCTCCCCGGATGAGGCGGATAAGGCGCGGTTCGATGCAGATGGCATTCGCAAGAAGCGAGGACTAGAAACCCCTAAAGACGGCGACCCTGAGGCGCTTAAGAATTGGTTCGTGGATGCCAAGAGTACTAGCTATTACACGCTTGCTCCCATCGTGTGGCGACACCTCAAGGGCTGGAAGCATACGCCACCCGAGGGGCATCAACCTGTTGAGTATTCGGCTGCGGAAGCAAAAAAGATGTTTGACGTACTCGAGTACTGGGAGAAGGTCGAGATTGGTATGGGCTATTCCGAGGCCCTAGAAGCGCTCACCAAAAAAAAAGAAAACGCTCCACCTATGGAGCCGGATTCGTCGAAGCACTCGGGAAGAGGCTCAGAGCCCAGCTAAAGGGCGAGATGACTTGCGGAGGGTGCAGAAGCTCCTTCCTTAAGAAGTGGAAGGCCGACCATAAGGCTCAGTTCCAGCCTCAGTGTCATTTGCGCCCGTGCGTAACCTCGGAGCTAATGACGCCCGAGCTCGACGTCTGGATCGA